ATGTCAGTATTCCAAAACGCTTTTATTGAGGCTTCTAAAGAAGTCGCTGAAGAGACGTTAGAACAACCAACAGAAATAGAAGAGGTACAAAATGATGACATTAATTAATATATTTATGTGGATAACCGCTATTATTGCAATAGCTTCATTAGTGGCTGCCGTAACCCCTACTCCTAAAGGAGATAAGTTACTAGGTAAGCTTTATAAGGCTGTAGACTTTTTAGCTTTGAACATAGGAAAAGCTAAGGATAAATAATGCCTAGACGGACTACCATGGAAGTTGCAGCCGATTTAGATAAGCACGAAGCAGTTTGTGCCGAGAGGTGGCGTGAGACTATTTATAGGATCAAACGTCTTGAAGTGTTAATTATTACAACACTTGCCTCTTTAATCATTGGAATGGCCAGCATACTTAGTAGTCAAGTTTTTTAGAATGTGCAATGTCATTAGAAAAGTTCATATTTCGACCAGGGATAAACCGAGAAGGAACCGATTACTCTAATGATGGTGGGTGGTTCGATTCTAATCTCATAAGATTCCGTAAAGGCCTACCTGAAAAAATAGGTGGTTGGGCAAAGAACACTCTAAACACTTTTAAATCCACAGCTAGAGCGTTACACGCTTGGGTGGATTTAGAAATTACTAAATACTTAGGAGTAGGAGCTACTTGGAAGTATTACGTTAAAGAGGGAGATAATTTTTACGATGTTACTCCTTTAAGAGTCACTACTTCTGCTGGGGATGTTACTTTTTCTGCTACTAACGGTAGTTCTACAATAACCGTTACTGATACGAGCCATGGAGCAGTTACTGATGATTTTGTTACTTTTAGTGGTGCGGCTACTTTAGGCGGTTTAGTCACTGCTGCTGTTTTAAATCAAGAATACCAAATAGATTTAGTTACCTCAGCGAATGCTTATACGATAACCGCAAAAGACACAGACGGAGACACGGTTACAGCAAACGCTAGTGACAGCGGTAATGGTGGTAGTTCCGTAGTAGGAGCGTATCAAATCAACGTAGGACTAGACGTATATGTAGAATCTTCTGGTTGGGGTGCTGGAACATGGGGTGCTGGAACATGGGGGTCTTCGACAGCAATAACATCCTCTAATCAATTAAGATTGTGGTCGCATGATAATTTTGGTGAAGATCTAATTATGAATGTAAGAGCTGGCGGAATATATTATTTTGATATTAGTGCCGCTACTTTAGGGACAACTAGAGCAACCCCTTTAACAAGTTTATCTGGAGCAAACTTAGCTCCTACAATAGCGCTACAAACTTTAGTTAGTGATATAGACAGACACGTTATTTGTTTTGGAGCCGATCCTATTTCTGGAAGCTCTCGAACAGGAGCAGTAGACCCAATGTTTATTGCATGGAGTGACCAAGAGAACGCCGCTCAGTGGGAGCCTTTATCCACTAATACTGCCGGGTCTTTTAGATTATCAGCGGGCTCACAAATTATTGGAGCAATCAGAGCCAGACAAGAAACTTTGGTTTGGACAGATACTTCACTTTATTCAATGACCTTTGTCGGTCAGCCTTTTACTTTCGGAGTTAATTTAGTGAATGAAGGGGTGGGGCTTATTGGACCTAACGCTGCTGTTAATACTCCCAAAGGTATATTTTGGATGGATAAAAAAGGGTTTTATACCTACAACGGAACTGTTCAAGACATACCGTGCACAGTACAAGATTATGTATTTAGCAATCTAAATGAAGGTCAGGCCTTCCAAGTGTTTGGATTCTTAAATAAAGAATTTGATGAAGTAGGTTGGTTCTATTGCGCTGCGGGAGAAACAACGATTAGTAAATACGTTGTGTTTAATTACGAAGACAGTGTTTGGAGCATAGGTGAATTAAACAGAACATCTTGGGTAGATGAAGGAATATTTGATGCTCCTATAGGTTCTTATACAACAAGCGATGTAGGATATTTATACGACCATGAAACGGGAAATGATGCTGACGGTTCACCAATGGATAACGTCTATATAGAGTCCAGTGACTTTGCATTAGGCAACGGAGAAGAGTTTCAATCTATTAATAAGATTATCCCAGACATTAAATTCACAGGAAGTGGAGGAAGTGACCAAACCATTAACGTTGTATTAAAGCAAAGAAACTACCCCGGAGAAAGTTTATCCACTGATTCAACAAACACTTGCACTGCAACAACTACAAAGATAGATACTAGGCTTAGAGCAAGACAAGCTGCCCTTAGAATTGAATCAGATGATGATGGATCCTTAGGAGTTAGATCTGGCGTTGGGTTTAGAGTGGGTGCTATGCGTATGGATGTGCGACCAAATGGTAGAAGATAATGGGAAAGATTTTAGAAACGCGATTGCCTGTAGCTATGGGGGAACTATCTCCTGAGACATTCAATCGTTTAGTAAGAGTATTAGAATTAAATTTAAATAAGGTAGATGTTGATGCAACGTTATCAGTTAATGCAACACAAAGAGATGAAAATAAATTTACAGCAGGAGATATAATTTGGAACCTTTCTACAAGTCAACTACAAGTATGGAATGGTAAGCAGTGGGTAGATCTATATGTAGGAACAGAACGAGGAGTAGAAGGAGTAACTGGTTTAGGAGAGTTATCTGTGTCAACAAATGGAGCAACAACGATAAAGATACTATGATGGATAGAAACAAATTAATAGAAGAACTGAAAGTAGACGAAGGCGTTATCGATGAGATTTATGAGGATCATTTAGGCTTTGCAACGTTTGGAGTGGGACATTTAATTTTAGACAAGGAGCCTGAATTTGGAAAACCTGTCGGTACGCCCATACCAGAAGAAAGAATTAGAGAGTGTTTAAATAACGACATAGATACGGTTTGCGCTGAGTTAGATAGGAACGCTCCATGGTGGAGAGGACTAGGAGACAATAGACAACGTGTTTTAGCTAATATGTGCTTTAATTTAGGCTATCCTAGACTCAGTAAATTTAAAAAGTTTATTGGTGCTATGCAAGAAAGTGATTGGGAAACCGCTGCGGTTGAGATGTTGGACTCTAAATGGGCATCTCAAGTAGGAGATAGGGCCATTAGATTAAGAAATAGAGTCTTGGAAGGAGATTAATATGCCGTTTAGTAAGTACACTAAGAAGCAAAAGAGATTGGCTAGAGTGGCCAAACCTCGTAATAAGATTACTTCTGCGGACATTAAGAAAGTGAAAAAGAGCAAATTGTCTAATTATAAAAAATCATCAAGGAGACCATAATGAAACTAGGTATATTAAAAACGTTAGTAGGAACAGTAGCCCCAACTATAGGCACCGCTTTAGGTGGTCCTATGGGCGGTATGGCTGCAAACATGATTTCAGAGGTATTAGGATGTGATCCTGAACCAAAGAAGATACAAAAAGCAATGGAAACAGCTACTCCTGAGCAATTAGCAGAGCTAAAAAAGGTAGAAACAGACTTTGAAGTTAAGATGAAAGAACTTGATATAGATCTGTTTGCACTAGAAACAGCCGATATACAAGACGCAAGAACTAAATTTAGCAAAGATTGGACGGCTAGAGTAATAGGTATAGCTGTAGTAGGTGGGTTTATGGGGTATATTTTTCTTGTGACTATCCAACCCCCAGAGCAAAATTCAGAGGCTTTGATAAACCTTGTATTAGGCTACCTTGGTGGCTTAGCAAGTGCTATCATATCGTTTTATTTTGGGGCATCTAACAAACAAGACAACGAATAGAAAAAGAGATATTATAGGAGATACTATGGCAGATGAATTTGATTTTAGTGATACAAGTTGGCTAGACGACCTAGATGAGTCTACTAATCTAGACTTTTCCTATGATCCTAGCACTGCGGGGATATTTAGCTTTAACCCTGATGCTATGGTGTTTGATGATCTCTTTGATACATCTGATGATTCTTTCTCTGGAGATTGGCTAACGGACTTAGAGCAAAGTCTAGACAATCCTTTTGATTTTTCTTACGATCCTAGCACGGCGGGACAATTTGACTTTAACGTTGATGATATGGTGTTTGATGATGACGCAGATTTTTTAAAAGAACTTTATCCCGATTTATATCCAGAAATTGATTCTAGTATTTTTGAAATGCCTGAACCCGAAACAGGCATTTTTGGGGGTACTTGGGGACCTTGGTTAAATAAAACTTTTACTGGGGGCGAAGGACTTTCAGGTCTTCTTTCTAATATTTTAGGTGGTTCTAGTAGTAAGAAAAGCGGCGGATCGGGA